ATCCATGCACAGCGGGCCGTTGCTGCCCTCGTTCCAGTCGCTTGGATCCTCATCGATCATATCTAGGAGCAGATCGATGGCCACTTTCCGCTCTTCTGTGATCTGCCAGACAGGCGGTGATCGCCACGAATTCACAAATTTCTCAAGATGACATCCAACAGATATCACAAATGTAATCTCGCCGCGCTCTTCCTCAGGAACATCGAGCAGTCTTGCAAGTTCTTGGCTCCATGCGATTAGCTCAGGAGTTCCGAAGGCCTCAACTGGCTCCGAGATTGCCTTTTCCAGCTCAGCTATGTGATCTAACGCGCCCGCGAGAAGCGTTCGTATATCACATTGGCAAAAATTTTCATCATGCAGATCCCCAAGCTCCGATCGGGCCGCCTGCATATCGAATTTCTGGCTCATGGTGTCACCGCCGTGATGGTCCAGCCGGTGCCATTCTGCAGGAGTGAAACGTTTAAGGCCTCACCAACGAAGCTGAGGTTCTGCAGACCGGTCCCACTGGAGCTGCCCGTGATATGCAGCTCGACCGCCTCGGCCAATATCGAGAGGCACAAAACGAGCATCCAGAGGCCAGCAGCCCCGGCAACGATGCCTACGGCGTACATGAAGCGGCTCATAAGGCATCCTCCCCCATTCGCCACATCCGATATTTCCAGCGAAGCGTATCGCAGAAGTCTAAAAGGACCCTTCCGGGGTAGCTCCATTTTAGCATGAGTATCGCGTGTGAGAACCATTTTGGGAAACGGAGTATAATCCCGGCCTGGTTCGGGGCTATGCCGATGATCAGGGCAGCATCATCTCGCGACAGATGATGGTAGATCCCCGTCCGGACTTTTCCGGATTGGCACAAAGTAATCCTCTGTCTGCCCAATTTTATTAGGCGAGTCATAGAATCGCCTCGATCGTTTTCAGGCTCTTCTTCAGAGCCTTTCGGCAGTCTTCGCCGGCTGGAGTGAGATACCACTTTCGAGTTCTCTCATTCCATGCAACGCTTCCAGTCTCAACCAATCGCTCTAGGTGCCGATTGGTGACGACGAAACTCAGATTTAGGCTGTAGACGATTGCCGTCTTGTGACGATCTTCCGCGGCCAAAAAATCCAAAATGTCCAAAATAATGCGCTCTCGTGAGCGCCTGATTCGCTTATTCTCTACCGGCCTCATGTATCCTCCTGGCCGGTAAAACGCTATGCGCAAAGCTACAGGAAACTTAATATAGTTCCGAATCGCTATTACGTCTTAGCGTCGTGAGACATGCCCTCGTCTTGGCAGATATTGGCGTGTCTCCCGGCCTCTTTGTCTACTGACTATGTTTTCTGATTCATGATATATACTTTCCTCAAGAGTGCGCGCCGCGAAAGTGATCGACTTGACGGCCATCACATAGCCGCGCCTCTTAGCTTGCTTTCGAAAGTCCCACAGTCGCGAGATTTTCCGCTCACTGCTAGGCTTTCCTGCAGAGGTGAAGCGCAATCATGCCGCACGCACACTATATTGCTTGCAGCTGGCAAGCACCCCGCACTACAAGCAATAGATACATGCTATTGTATATATAGTTACTGGCTGGCTGGCAGCCAATGTATATATACTATGCAGGCGGAAAATACCACCATGAAGGTACGCGATATCATCAGAGGCGCATCTGAAAAAGAGCTGCTCATCCCGGCGAAAGTTTGTGCGCCGGATAAGCAGGGCCGTATATATGTGGGAGTAGACCATGCTAGAAAAAAAGGTCTACTGCTATTCGTAGCCCTATCCGATGAGGAGATGGCTGAGATAGAGGGCCGCTAAAACCCACATGCTCCAGCCATCGACCAGCAGATCATAGCTGAGGCTGTCGCGCTCCTTCCTGAAATAGTAGATGAGAATGGCCCCATAAGCCGCCGCGGGCCAGTAGAGGCACGCGAGAAGAGCATCCAGCCCGACCAGCAGCGCGAGAGTCCGGGGCCGACCGAGGATCACGGGCAGAGTTCTGACGCCGTTGGCCGCGTCTCCTTTTATGTCGCGGATGTCGAAAACGATGGTATCTGTGCCGATGAGCAGGAATTCCAGCGCATAGAGCCACCACGGACCACCAACGAGCCCGGCGAAGCATATCGAGGTTGCGCCGGCCACAACCACGGTTTTAGCGCCCGGAATATCCTTGACTCGGAATTTCCCAATTCGGCGGGCATATATCCAGCCAGCAACGCCGAAAGCCAGCGGAAAGGGAAGCTTCCAGATATCGATAGCTGCAACTATCAGAATGGCAAGAGCATACGTGACAGTAGCTAATTGCTTTACGGGATAGTGAGCCAGCCAGCCCCGCTCAGGAGTGTTGATAAGGTCTTCTGCAGATCCAGACACTTTGTCAGCTGCATAAACTGCGAAAGTGACCAGGAAAGCCACTACCATGTATTCAGGTGTAATTGCCTGGTGGCTGGCATACTGCAGGAGAGCTGGTTGAAACGCCGATACAAAGGATATCCACAGTGACGAAACACTGAGGAACAAGAAAAGGCTTCTTGCATTTCGTTTCATACTTCAGCACTTGGCGCTGAAGTATATAGGTTATTATAGCCTTTTTGCTATTTTTCGATAGTGCCTGTATAGATCTCTGCCCCATCGGATAGAACTCTCTCCCATACAATCCAGATCGGTGAGTGGATCGTACTGGCCTCTCAGCCCATACAGTCCAAGCGAAAGCATTTTTTCAGTCACAGCGAACGCGACCGTGGCCGCTGGAATGTCATAGAGCTGCACTCCTGAGTCCAGCCAGCGCCTTATGACGGCATGGCCGATGGCACCAATAACAGGCGTCGTCAGAACTAAGGACACTTTCGACCCTAACTCAATCAGGCCATCGATCAGGAAGATGTAATCAGGGATCACATGAGGCGATACTCCACATAGCTCCTTGGCTTTCGACATTTCTCCCAAGAAGTACTGGAGACAATGGAAATGATCCTCTACAGTTTCTCCCACCAGTTCATATTGCTCCAGCTCTCCGATCCTGGCCAGGAGATGATCAGGGATGCCCGAAAGATCGTGCCCGGCCCAGAATGGATTTCGGAGAATCTCCTGGCGGGCATCGTATCCAGCCTGGATAGCAAGTGTCGCCCGGCCTATCCCAGTGAGGCGGTAGCCCGTGGGTGATCTGGTCACGGTGCCCTCTGTGACCATCGCCCGCAAGCTGTGGCTGACTGTGGTGGTGCTTGCGCCCGTTTGGGCCGCGAGTTCCGAGAGGACGGCAGGCCCAATAGATAGGGCATGTAAGATCTTAAGCTGAGTGGGAGGGATCATGCCCCACCCCATTCTGCCTTTAGCGCCGCGTCAGCCGCCCGGATCTGTGTCAGGATCTCTGGCAGGCTTGCGCCGGCGCAGGAGATCTCCCACCCGTAGGAGGACTTTTGCCCCTTCACGAGTTTGATCTTCAGGTTTTCGGCATTGCGGTGGACATGCTCTACCGTTTTCGCCTCATTTACTACGACTTCAGCCATCTTATTCCCCTCGCCTCTCTGCTTCTTGTAGCATCACGAAGCTCAGCGTCTTCGTCAGCTCAGCCAGAATGTAAGCCGTTTCGCACGGCTTAAAATCCTTCTCCAAGTCCTGAAAAATAAAGCTGGCTTTCTGCTCCAGCTCGCGGCGAGATTTCACTTTCACCTCAGAACCCCCATCTCTCGCTGAGGGCTAAGATAGCTTTCCCATGCCGCTCATAATCTTCTGGCTCATGGGACAGATGGTAATCTAGCGATCGCTTCACATAATCAGGAATCTCCTGAGCATCTTTTCTTATTCGTCCTGGCATAGACTATAGTAGGTGCATATCCTATATATACCCATCGGTCAACCGACTAATATAAATAGGATGCCAACAGAATACAAAGCATGAAACCTGTGAGATGGCCGGTTCAGATCAATGTAGCGATATCAGAAGAGCTTAAAGCAGAATTAGATAGGCTGTCAGAGGCCCGAAAGGAGAGCGTCGCAGAGATTGCGCGGCGAGGGATCGAGGCAGAAGTGGCGAGGATGAAGGCATGATGCCATTGTGTGTATCGGATCGGCCAGAGCGGCTTATTCCAGTCGTACCAAATGACGTCCTATTGCGGCTGGTAAAGAATTGTAATATCGCCATCGATGCCCGAGTTCGCCAGGCGGGGTGGGAATATATCAATATCGAGTTCTGGAAAGAGGACTCCGAACAGTCAATAGTACTTGGGTGGACGCCATGAAAATATCGAGTGCGTGTAACTCGCTTTTTCTTTTTCCATAAAAGCCCATAACATATTTTTATAAGATATCTTTCCAGGTCGAAAGGTATGGGGTCGCGCGACGGATAGTTAATTGACTTTTCGCGGCCACTGATATCGAATAATCGATATCAGTGAATTGTAAACCATCTGTTCCATAGTCTATGGAATAATCAGGTAGATCGATTCGAATTAAGACGAACCAGCCACGAATATGTTTAACATTTTTAAAAAAGTCATTCGGGCGATTTCTCGCCCACAGTGGCCGTCCACCATCTCTGAAATTCCGGGGTGGCCTCAACCAGCTCGTTCAGCCACGGCGAGCGCCCGCCCGGCTGCATGGTGGAAAGAAACTCATCCACCCAGGGGCGCCAGCTCACTTGCCGGACCACTGCCTTTTCGGCGGCGGTTTTGCGAGGGGCGGCCATCTTAGGCCACCTCCTTCTCCATCGCGGCCACTGCCTGTTCGATTGACATGGCCATGAACTTCTCTGCCTTCTTCGCAGATATCGGAAAGTAGCAGTGTGGCATTCCCTGCTGGTTCACCTGAGTCTCGATCAGGTATGTTCCTGTCGGGAACCTTCTATATCGGTCTACGCTGCCATCGGTCGTTCTGAGGGCCTTATCGCCCTCTTCTGTCTGCATCAGATTGGTCCAGTGGCGCAACATTCCGATTTCCGAGCTATTGATTATTGTTTTCATCTTTCTCACCTTCGCATTCTATACTATACTATATCGTATGAGTATATATAGCTTACGGTCGAGAGCCGCAAAATCTATCTGCCCTCCGAGCCCTCTGCCCCCCATGACTCGAAAGCCACGTATAGCCATAGATGCTGATGTCCTCCGAGCCCTCCGGGCGTGGGCTGCGAGGGATGGAAGGGACGCTGACACCCTCGCGACAGAAGTCTTACGGGCTGCTCTGCCTGCCGAGGTCGCGAGCTTCGCGAAGCTCGGAGGCACGAAGGCTCCGAAAGAAAAAGCTCCGCTGGATATCGAAAGTCCACGCGAAGAAAAAGCGCGAAAAGGTGCGCGACCCTGGCACGGCGGGCCACGGCCATATGAGGATCAGCACCCGGAGATAGCCGCGCGAGTCCTGGAGCTGTGGGCTGGGGGGAGAAGAAAAGGCGGAATGAGCCGGGACGCCGTGGCCAAGGCGCTACGGGCCGAAGGAATACCGATATCAGCAGCCCAAATTGATAAGATTACTACCAGGGCACGCAAAAAGGATATATAGAGCTGGAGCGAAAGGCTTCAGAAAAGGAATTTGGGTCAGGGAGGTAGCACTCCCTGACAGCTCCCGGTAGGAGAAAATGCCCAGGAGAACACACGTATGATAGAGATAGCCCCCGCTGACATAAAAAGCTTTGGGCCGAAGCCCGAAGAACAGATTTTCGTATTGACTTCAGACCAGCTCAGGGCGATTGTCCAGGACGCCGTTAAACAGGCGATCATCCCCTTTCAGGAAGAGATACTAGCCCTCCGAGAAGAAATAGCCCTGGAGAGGGCCGCAGACCGCCGCAGAATAGCCGAGCTGGAGCGCGGCCACATCCAGCCCATGCAGGCTGATCGAGGTGAGATCTTGAGAGCCTTGCTCGCGGCCAATGGCGGAAAGATGCTCGCGAAGGAAGCCAGACAGAAGATGCACCTGTCGAAGCAGGCCTTTTCGAACCTTCTCGCGACCATGAAAGATGAGATCCACTCCAGGCCATATCATCTCGATCGGAGGCAGGTCATCTTAGCTCTGAAATAGTACAGTTGTACTATGTACTATCTCAGCCACCAGACTGGAAGGGTTTAGGATCTGGTCCGCGGCGCTAAAAATCGTGCGGTTTTCTGATATCGATTAGTCTGAGATAGAGATAGATACAGATTAATATATTATAAATAGTTATTCTAGGAAGATCAGAGAAAAATAGTACATGGTACAATTGTATCATTCGAAATGTCTGTGTAGATAACTATATATATGGGTACGTACCTAGTACTATATGCCCAAGTGGGCAGGACTGAGAAAAATGGAAAGCAATCAAAGTGGCGCAACGGCTGAAATGTCTGTCGAACTCAAATATCCAAGAGGAATTATCAAGGAAGCTCAGATCGATATTCAGGATGGAGATCAAGCTCTCGGCTGGAACTTCCGGGCCTGGATATACATGGCCGGCCAAACTGTAGAATTTCTGCAGGGAGCAACGGGAAGCAGGGATGTGGAGACTTGGTATCCATTCGAAGATCATGATACCTACAGGAACGCGGGCCGGGCATACGCTCAGAACGATATCAATTCCTTCGCAGACTGGCAGGCATTCGTAAAAGAGTATGCTGCGAACATGGACCCGCGAGACGTATTCAAGTATCGCAGAGCAGAGGGCCTTTAGATGCCCTCTCTTTTTCGGGCCACGATCAGCCTCATGCAGCGCCAATGGGAATGGCATCGAGCCAATCCGGGCCAGCTATCCAGGATGGCTCAGGAAGCAGTCGATCGCCGGATGACCATCGAGGCTCTGCCAGAATCGGTCGTCGATCAGGCCATAGAAGACGCAGATCAGACCTTCTGGGATCGGTACCCCCTGACCGGCGAGTATGCGATCTGTGACGAGCATATCATCCTCGATGGTGCAACGGATGTACAGATGGCCGCGGACGCTCGCACGCTCGAAGTCCCCGTCGAGCAACTTCTGCCACTCTTGGATGAGCTGTATGATGTCGAGCGAGAGGCAGCTCTCCGGAGGAAGATATATACTCAATCAATCAATGAGTCATCGTGCCGATTAGAACGATAGCCCTTTGGCTGGATGAGGGGGAGTTCAAGGCCTTGAAGGCCAAAAAGAGGCCGAGAGAATCATGGGAAAATATGGTCTGAAGAGAATTATTGGAGCAGAAAAAATGAAGCTACTGTATGCACTTTTGGCATTGGCCTTTCTAGCCATGCCCGGAATCGCTATGAACGAGACTGATGTCGCTTACCTTGAGGGCATCCAGGACGGTTACGCCCTCGGCTATGCCGCGATCGTGGGCCAGCAGGACCCAGCCTACGAGGCTGTCTACAACCAGGGCGTAGCGATCCTGAACGGCTGGATGGATGCCGTGGGCTACACCGGCCAGAGATGGGAGAACCTGGCAGTCACCCGGAACAGCTATGTTCTACCGGAGGGGCTGAGATGAGGGCGGATCCAGAAAAGTTCAATCGTTTGGTGGCTGAGATGTCCTATTCTGCCCCAATTACGGAGGAGACTATCCGGGAACTCATCCCGAAAAATTCCCTAGTATCGATGGAAAGAGCAGCTGCGATAGTGGGCATGGCTGATATGGGAATGATGCCTGCGGCGATCCGTGATATGCTCGATCGATATGATAGGGCAGAAGCGCATCTGAGAAAACGACTAGGAGTTGAATTTGAATGAAGTCTATTATTATAATTTGTGTGGCCCTCATAGCCGGGCTTTCTCTAGCTTCGGCCTACACCGCTGAGCAGCAGGCCATGATCGACGGCTCAACGCTGTCCTGGAAGATGGCCATAGCCTACGACCAGCAGGATATCCCGACCTTCAACGCCCTGGCCGACCAGTGGAACGCCTGGGTACGGACATACTTCGGAGAAGATGCCAACCTGATCATGCACCTGCTCACCGGCCCGGTGGACCTCAGCAAGCCCGTCATCTCTGGCAACAATACGACCAGCGGAATAGTCCATGCCATTGATGGTAATCGGGCTGGGAACAAGACCTACACCACAAATGACATGAACCTGCTGCCCGCGGGCTCGGCAGAAAAAAGGGAAAAGATGATCGGAACCTACCCGGATGGTTCAAGCATCGGCGGGCAGTATCTGGGCGGGGTCTGATAGCGTGAGACGGGGTCGATCTAGTCTCGGCCCATACTTGTTTTTTGGACGTCGAGTAGCATCCTGACTCTATCTGCTCGTATTCCTGCCAGACGAAAAGCCCTCTGGGCAGCCACCAATTCAGGCTGCAGTTTCGCCAGGCGGGCTTTTGCGGCGACCTCGGCTTTGCTTCCTTCCTTAAAATTGTTCATGTTTTCCAGACATTCTGCCTGCTTGTCTTCAATTTTTTCAAGCGTGTGAAAGGCTTTCTCCAGATTATCGAAGGCCACATTTACGTTGTCTTCTGTTATCATTTTTATCATCTCCTATATTTTCTGAATGTAACATAACGCGATCGCGTAAGGCAATAAAGTGATCGACCCGACACTAACCGATCCTCCGTGAGTGTGTGCTGCACCACCCCCCGCAGAAGGTGATGTGCGCGTGGAATAGACATCAGTCGATGGAGATCCTACACTAGTCGATCCCCACTCCCAGTCGAGATTCCACATAGCATCGGTGTAAGGGTGATTGTGCGCAGGCATCTCAGTTATCGTGAGTGCATGTCCGCTGATCGTCATCGACCCAGTGGCAGTGAAGGAACTGCTCCCCCCAGTCCCTCCGACAGAGAAATACGCCGCCCCAGTGCCTGCGCCGACTGTGAAGCGGCCCCTCAGATCGATAGTTCCGCTGGTGCCGTCGCACAGATGCCAGCCCGAGGGGATTGATGCAACGCTGCCATACCAGAGCACTACTAGCCCAGTCGGCACGCCCATTCCTGCAAAAGCTGATGCATGCAGGTTTCCAGACGATCGATACAGCAGATCCGCATCAGAACCAGAACCAGGACCGTCGTTCCCTGCATGCCAATATGCATCATCCATCTCCTCGATCCGTGGATACAATGCATCGTGATCATGTGTGTAGAGATGGCCCACTATAGGAGACGTGATGTCCTCGTAAATAGTCTCAAAATTATTTAGAACTGTCGTAGTTAAAAGATCACCCGACGCCCAGGGATCGTGATTTTTCGTATAACCCATCCTCGTCCCTCATGCATACTTCATAATATAATATAAACTGTGATACAATGGTCTGGGATCTACACCATTAAATGTTATCACTGAGCCTGAATGGCCGTGCGATCCCCCGCCCGTGGCCTGTTCGCCTATAGTGGTCGATCCGTCTGAATAACTCGACAATGCGTGCACATGCCCCGGGAACGAATAGTCATTGGTGGTCCAGCTCGACCCATACCGAATATGATCTTCATATGAGTGGGTATGAGCGGGCAATTCGTCCGTGGTCAGCGTATGCACTGTCACTGTCACTGTTCCGGTCGGTGAAACTGTTCCGTTCCAGGTGGCCGGGCCGACCGTGGCCCCTACTGCATACGATCCTCCTGCCCCAATAACGAATCGATCTCTCAGATCGGGTGAAGCCTTTCCCCCATAGGTCCCACCATCACAGATATGCCACCCAGACGGAATGGTCGAATCCGTGCCGTACCATGCCATGATGGTGCCGGTCGGAAGAACTACTGCCAAAATATCCGAGTAATGTTTTCCGTCCAGAAGGTCGGCATCGAACCAGCCCCGATATGCCAAGCTGTAAAAAGTTGCATCTGCCATGGTCCGGGGAAGATATCTAGTATCGTGATTGTGAGCATCTGCATCTGCTTTTATTTCGTCCCACTGGGATTCGATGTGATTCAGTGCCTCCGCGCTGAGTCGATGCGTGCTGGTCCAAGGGTCATGATATTTTTCGTACATATTATCACGACTTCATGATTATACATAAGGCGTAATATGGTGGTGTTTTCGACTGTCCAGTCGTACCCGTCCAGGTGGCCGGATGAGTATGAGAGCTGCCACCACCTGTATTCCCAGTGGTTCTGGATGTGGAACCCGCGATCGCCGTCCCTGGTGTCTGGTCGCGCGCTGCGTTCTCTTGCATGTAATTTAGATTGTTGTTGTAATCCCCTGTAATCCCGTGACCATGTTTCGGGATCTCGGCTGCGGTGAGTATATGCCCTGCTATCGTGATCGTTGCTGTCGTGGTGACAGTGATTGCTCCGCCGCGTGCCGCTTTCGCGTAGTGACTGCCAGCACCGACTATGAATCGATCCCTCAGATCGGGGGTTCCGTTGAGGCCGTTGCAGAGATACCATCCATCCGGTATCGAAGCCTCTGATCCCGACCACCATGCTATGTTTCCTGACGGTATTCCTGCGGCGATGATCTGATCAGCGCTGTAGCCGTCTAGAGTCGTGGCCACCAGCCCGGAGCCGGAGCCGTCCGTTGAGCTGGAGAAGAACTTCGCGGCGGCCTGAGCATCAGTATAGTAGCGGCTGCTATGGGTTATGGCATTGATGTACGTCACCGCCTCATCGTACATTCCCTCCAGAGAATCGAGAGCGGTGAGCTTCTGGGCGGTGCTGTGAGAATGCTCCCTCCAGACATTTTTCGTGTAGCTCATACGACCGCCCCGTTCTGGTATTCCATGTTCACTTGATAGCTCTCTAGGCCGGTTTTTGTCCGGTCGAATGTCGCCCTGTACAGCTCGACTCCTGATCCATATGCCGCTGTGGCCGAATCGCCGCCCCAGAAAACGACTTCATCAATGTCACCGATCGCTTCCGCTGCCGCGATGAACGAATAGCTATGATATTCATCATCATCATTTATGTCCGGGGTGCTGGTGTGGGCCTTTCGGAATATGCATACACCGCTTCTCCAGAATTCGATGTACCGTGCCCGATCAGCATGCTCAAAACATGGCCATGTGTCATCAGACACTGCCAATCCAGTACTGATAGCGGCATTCGTGAAGGGATTGGGTCTGTCTGCCAGCTCATAGATATGCGAAAAATTGTATAGCTTCGCGACGCCAACTGTACCTGATTCTACGCCTTCACTAACTGTGTCTTGGACTGCCTCGAACGTGTCACGAAAGAAGAGGTCCCATTCCTCAGACACCGGCCCATAACAGGCCGTCACCGAATATTCGGTGTCTCCTTCTTTCAGCTCTTCGCTGACATGCGTGATGAGAAAATCCTCATCTACGTCCCGGATGGTGATGTGCTGAAGAGTCCCGGCTGCCAACCCCGACCGTCTCGTCTTGTAGCTGATGGTGAGTCCATCAACGCCGTACTCTGTTATTTTGGCAGTCGCATACTCGCCCGCGGCGGTAATGCTGGTCAGGGTATCATCTACTGTGACGTGTTCCACTTTTCCAGAGCCTATCCCCTGCCGAGCCGCATTGGCCGCTATGAGCGTGAGGTCTTCTGCTTTTGATTTAGCCTTCCAGAGTCCGTAGTACGTTATCGATCCGGAACCAGCCGCAGGAGCAGTCTCAAACGTCAGGGTCTCGGATTCGACCGCATAATAACAGTCATACGATCCCGAGTCAGTGCCCTTGATGCCTACCGTTTTGGTCGCACCGTTCACGGTCACTGTGGAAACTCTACTGACAGGATAGCCCAACGCAAATGTTTTGGTTGTGCCGTCTGTCACAAAAGTTTCAGTCTGTTCGGAGGTTTCCTCATATCCGCCAACAACGACCTCGATATTGCGGTAGTCTGGATTCGTCCTGGTGATGGAAAGGCTCTCACTCAGGATATCTGTGCCATCTGCTATATTCCAGTCTGCCGCGTAGAGCGTCCTGGCATGGAAGTAGAGCTGCAGTTTGTAGTCCACATAAATGACAAATCCGCAAGCCTCGGCCAATTTTTTTAGTGCCGTGGTGGCTGAGCAATTGGCGAACGTGATTTGGGTCAGCAGCTCGCCGTTCGCTATGTAACCTTCCGTGATCCCTTCTTCCGCCAGGTATTCCTCGATGAGGTCCCGGACAGCTTCGCCCGCCAATGTATTTTCTGCAGCATAATCGACCAGCCGCCAATCCAGAATCGCCGTAAAATCTGTGGCTTCGATCGTGTGAAATACTATCGAGGTGCCAGGAATTCTGACACTTTCACAGCTCTGGACCAGTCCGGCAAAGGATCGATTCTCGTCTAGGTCAGTGACAAGAACCAGTCCCCTCTCGTAGAATGCCATCGCCCCAGTCAGATCAAGGACAACAAAGCCTGCCGTGGCCCGACCATCAACATAGTGATCGATGGATAGTGGCTCATTCGCTAGCCACTTGTGATTCTCCACCCCGTCCACGCATCCTGCCATTCGCATTCCCAGTTCATATGCAGGAGTGGCATCATATTCTGATGCCAGAGCGGCATCATATAGCCGAGTTGTGCCGACCTGGATCAGGATCGGATCTGGGCATACTTCCGCCTCCAGTTCTAGGCCGCAGATTACGGTAGCCACCCAGTCGGCTATGATAGCATATCCAACATCGTCTGGATGCACCCCCCCAGGATAATTCTCATATGTCGCCTGGCTCATGATGCCGTCCGAGGCCACATCGCATAGAGCATCAGCCACGCTTGCCCAATTAGCACGAATCAGGGCATTGGCCCCAGCCCATGCGGTTTCATGATCCTCGACTACCCGCGGAAGAATCGTATGCAGTATGACCTTCCAGCCGAGGGCCTTTCTTGCCAGGCACCAGGTCGATATGTCTCCCCATATCTGTTCTGCCGTGCGGCCCAGCGAAATATCATTTCGTCCGGCCATGAGGACCACGATATTTCGATCATAGCCAGGGTCATACAGCGGATCTACTTGAGTTGCTGCTTCTCCCACCATGTTCTGAATAGTGTCGCCGCCTAATGCGACGTTCGCTATCGTGTCTAAGCCGAGGAGTGCTTGAGTCAGGGTGGGATATGGTGTTGTCCCACCAACGCCTGCGGTAATCGAGTTTCCCTCGAAGACGACTTTCCGAGTTAGAGTCATGCTTCCAGGGCTTCTATTCTGGCTCTGAGGCTTTCATTCTCGGCTGCCAGCTCCTGGATAGCTCGGACCACCACCGGCAGAAGCTTTCCAGGGGTTGTCTCCCACCTGTCGGGATTGGCTTTCCCCACGAGCCCCATCCAGGCGGCAGAATGCTTATCCTGGATGGCATCCAGCTCTTGTGCGATGAACCCGGCCTCATCGGCCCCTAGCTCACCCTCTCCGAGTGACCCATCTTCTGAGGTGGCCCTGCGCTTCCATGTGAACCTCCGAGGCCTGAGGTCCTTCAGGAACTCCAGACCTAGCTCCAAGTCCGTGATATTGGCCTTGTCCCGGACATCAGAGATCGCCGTGATTGTGGTAGTGGCGCACCTGAGAGTCGTGACATTGGCATCTCCGAGAGTAACCTCATTTGTGGCCGTGGCAGAGCTGGCAGCGGCTGCATAGCCGACCACTGTCAGATTAGAACCTGTGGTGATCGAGGAGCCTGCATTATACCCCACAATTGTGTTTTTGGCTCCCGTAGTGATTGCTGACCCTGCGGAATAGCCGATCAGAACTAATTCTGTAGCTGTAGTGGCTGCTATTCCGGCAGAAAATCCTATTCCAATATTACCTAATGTGGTGGTAAGGGCGTATAGTGCACTCGCCCCAATTGCAATATTTCTATTTCCAGTGGTGCAGGTATAGAGAGCATATCTGCCGATCCCGACATTGAAATCGCCGTCGATTAAGTTGGTGAGGGCTCGGTATCCAACTGCCACGTTTGCGATGGCCTCAGTGGAGTCCAACATGGCCTCGTAGCCGATAGCCGTGTTTCCATAGCCGGTCGTGATCGAATCCAGAGCATTTTGTCCGACGCAGTGATTTGTGGAATTGCCGTTATTTCCGTATCCGACGTTGAATGTCGCTGCTGCATTCGTCAGCAGTGCATCGTCTAGCACTTCCATATTGGCATTCAGATCTGTGCGTATCGTCAGCATCAAATCCGTTGATTGTGACTTTTTCAGGCTCAGCCTGGTTGTGGTGGTTGACATTATCTCACCTCGATGATATTGCTCCGCGTAGCTGCAGTTGTTTTTTCACCCTCTCCATCACCAAGTTTGTGACCTCCTTTCCGTCCAAATACCAATGATGCTCGGTGCAGTCCTCGATTACGATTTTAGGCGATGCCCCGGCTGCACCATTTCCTAGACCCATGTCAGCCAACTGTAGAAACATCTTTGTAAGGTTTGCTGGTAGGATCAACTCCGGTCCGGATTCTCCGACAATATCCAGCTCCGGGCCGTTGTCCACTAGCGCTCCTTTCGCCCGGAATACTGCCGGGAGTGTGTAGCCTGTTCCGCTTGTCGTGCCGCCTGAGACAACCACACCCGTAAGCGGATTGATGTACGAAACTACCCCGCTCGGACTCGTATATTTTAGGGCATTTACGGCAATCCCCGTACAGGCATCAGTGAAGCCTTCAAAAAGACAATCAGTAAGCGTTTTGGAGGCGACTGCCACAGAGCTAGCGGCAGAACTCGATACTCCTGCCGTGCTGGAACTGGACGATACATTAACATTCACAGATATCTTCTTGAGTTCAGTGGTGATTGCCGCTACTCCAGCACTAATCTTCGCCTGAGCTGCGGTCATATCTGTGACGAGCCCCGTCCAGATCTCATTCCACTTCACGCGAAAAGCCTGCATTGACGCGGTGCTGTTCGTGATCATGGCGTCGATAGCGGTTTTCGAGCTAGAGGCTGCTGACGAAAACGAGCTAACGATACCCTCTTCCAGGCTTGTTAGCGAAGGTGTGATGTTCGCTAAGTAGCTCCCCCATGTGGTTTTAGCGTCAGCCAGAATAGCGGCATTGCTACTGATAGCGGTATTCCTGACATCGAGCAACGCCGACCAAGCCCCGTCTCTCATAGCCGTGGCTTCATCAGTCACAATATTTGTGATGGATTTCCAGTACTTAGCGCCCTCGCCTTTGATGATGTCCCATGTGATCCTGAAAAAGTCTTTGAGATTGTTCAGAATCTTCTTCACGGAGCTTGCCATTTCAGCCAGGCCGGTGATCCCGAAGGTGGCCGTCATGTTCTCAGCCTTGCCTTCGTCGCTGCTATCGGCTGATCCGGTAGAGGTTCCTTCGGCGAAGCCTCTCAGCCCGTAGGCCCGCATGGCCGCATAGAGGAGATCCCACCGCTTGGTTTTTGTTGGGATGACGAACTCAGGGTTTTCCGGTCCATCTTCGCCTATGACCGCCAACTCTGGACCGCTTGTCTTGGTACCAGTGGCATAATATGTATGGCCGGTATAGATTGGACTGTATGAATATTGTGTATATGTGCTCGGAAGACTAGCCCGGACGCTGGCTGCGAATGACGCCGCTGCTGACGATATGGTACTAGCGCCGGATGCCAATGAGCTATATACTAGGCTGCCACCAGATTGCAGGGAAGATCCGGCCAGGACAGCCGCGCTTTGCAGTGAGCTGCCCGCGCCGGATATTTTCGACTGCAAATCAGATCCAGCGACTATTACTTTTGAATATAGATCCCCGCCTGCGGCTGTGACTTTCTGCTGAGCCACTGAACCTATCACCGCGATCTCATTGCCAGCAGAATCTAGGCCGATCTTCACGGCTTGGCCGCCTGATGTGAGAAAGCCTGAAGCTACTTGGATGCCTGCCTGGATGGCATTGGCCGCGGTCTGCGATCCTGTGAGGATCTTCTCGGCTGCTGCCGCTCCTGCTGCTGATATCGCGTCTGCTGTGGCTGTGCCTTTTCCGGTCACATAATCCATCAGTGACTTGATATGCTCAGAGGATGTCGATTTTGCTTCTGATAGTATGTCTCTGACAGAGGTCTTTCGAATTTCGGCTACCTCTTTTTCGGTAGCTACTGCGGTAGAATTGGCTTTCGCCTGAGTGGCATTATAATCATCTTGCCCTTTGGTGAATGCTACGGTGAGCTTTTCGATAGTAGATGGCAGAAGAGTAGTACCTGCCGTTTTCATGCCGTTGATGATGGCTAAGAAATCTTGTGTAGTGTTCCCGGCCTTTCCCATCTCCTCGGCCCATTCAGTGGCCTTCATCCAGCCGGTGCCTTCCATGCTAATGTACAGCTCGCCGTTTCGTGTGCTGGTGGCAGCTCCACCCTCGGATGATTCTGTGGGCCTGAGGTTAGATCCTGATGTCGAAGTATATTTTACCTCAGTGACATTGTAAGTCACATCACGAGTTTCACCGTTGGCTGGGAGCTTGTCACCCTTCTGGGTGATATTGGCTTCTATTTCGAAATCTTCAGCCGAGAATATATCTTCAGCATCTTTTCGCCACTGAGTAGCCCGTTCTATCAGAGAGTCGCCTGCACCGTCCCAGGCCGTGTTCATCGCGTTTCCGATGATCTCCAGGAGGGCAGCGCCTATTGTGCCCTTCCCGGCTGTGATGATGGTGCTAGCGAATCCTACGGCGAAGTCATAGGCGGCAGTGAGGGCCATCTTCGCCCAATCTATCAGAGTGGTGAAAATATTTTTGAATGCCGTATATATGGTAGTGCCGAGGCTTCCGCCGTCGCCTTTTATGCCGTTCCAGAAAGCCTCTATCTTGTCGTAGATCCATTCTCCTAGAGCCTTAGCGCCTTCGGCTACGGCTTTCGCTAGATCTTCGCCGAGGGTCTTCGGACCGCCGCCTGTGATCCAGTCGTTGAAGTCCTTCTTTACGCCGTCGATGATCGACCCGGCCCAATCTGTGACCTGTTTCCATCCAGCCTTCAGCTTATCGGCTACGTCTGCGGCTGCTGCACCCCAATCTACAGCCAGGAGCCCGGCCTTGAAACTATCCCAAACAGCGGATAGAGTCTCCAGACCACCCTTGATTTTTTCCGTGATGGATGATCCTGCACCGGACCAATCTGCAGAGGTGAGATAGTTCCAGACAATAGAACCGATATCAGCCAGCTTTGTGATAGCATCTCGGATAGCTTGGCCGAGCTTGAACCCGACAGTTCCCCAATCTACGCCGTCGAAATATCCTAAGATAGTTTTTCCAACATCAGAAAACTTGCCGATGGCTGTGTCCCAGGCCGAGACCAGGGAGTCCCAGACGCCAGACCAATCGACGTCCATAACGTCATCATGCAGCCCCTGCCAGAGATCGACCCACCAATCACCCAGAGCTTCGACGCCGCCCCATATTGCAGAACCCACGCCGCCCCAATCCACATTTACCAGGGCATCCAGAAGGTCGGAACCGAGGCTCTCCAGCACATCCCATGCTGCAGAAATGCCACCAGTGACATACGATCCGAGTCCCGACCAGTTAACGCTTTTAATTTTTTCGTACAGTTGTTCTCCAATATTCTTGATTTTTTCATAGCCAGCCTTGACGCCCGATGCTAGGAGATCGCCCGCCACGTCCCAGTCCCCAGATGCCAATGCCACAGCAAACTCCTGCACCGCAGGAGCGAGACCGGTCCAGGCATTCAGCAGCTTTACGGCAGCGGGCTCCAGAGCGCCACCTATGGCAGTAGCTAGCCCCTCGGTGGCCGATTTTGCCAGGTTATAGGCCCCTGTCAGCTTCTCAGAGTCCATCATCAGGCTTGCTTGAGTGTGTGCCAACCCATTGGAGCCTATGATTTTCTGATTGAGGGCGTCTACGGCGTCACCGCTGCCCGCCAGGGCGTACATGATAGCGCCGGATGAGTCCGTAAATATATTTCCAAAGTCACCGATGTCCGCACCTTTTGATAGCAGCAGCTCAATGGTGTCCATGAAGTTGTGCGTGCGCGGGTCTATCTGATCATACGAGATGCCCAGCTTCTCCATCGTCTCATATTGCTTTTTAGTGGGCTCGTACAATGCCAACAAAGCGGTCTTGAGAGCCGCGCCGCTCTGCTCACCTGTATAGTTCTTGTCAGCCAGGACGCCTACGATGGCAGAAAACTCCGATAGCTGCATTCCAGAAGCAGATGCGGTTGAACCGCCTTGCCGGAGAGCATAGTTGAGCGTCTCCATGCTGGCAGAGCTGCCATTCATGGCCATCGCCATCTGATCAGCTACTGTCTGGCTGTCTGCCATCGACAGCCCAAAAGAATTAATTGAGCCTGTGACGAGATCAGTTACGCTGGCCAGATCGCTTTGGGTGGCCGCCGCCAGATCAAGGAAAGGTAGAAGCTCAGTCTTTCCCACATTGGCAACATTGACGCCCTTGGCAGCAAGGACATCATATGTCTCGGCTATCTGGGTAGGATTGAAAATGGTGGAAGATCCCAATTCCTGGGAAATATCCATAATATGTTTTTGGATAGTATCATATTGTGATTTGATCTCTTCAGCGCTCTTGCCGCTCACATCTACTGCCTTCGATGCTGCGGAGCTGGCGGCGCTCTCCAGATCCTTGAACGCCACCAGGCCGGCAGTAGCTATTCCGACAGCAGCCACGGCACCCGCTTCAAGCCCGGTCTTCAGTGCACCGCCTATCGCAGAGCCTGCGCTCCTGGCTTTTCCCTCGATCTCGCCAATAGCGCTGGAGAACTTGGACTTGGCGGAGTTCAGGCCGCTTTCATCGACCTTGAATCCGACCGTCGCATAGGCGCTTCCGACCTGTTCAGATGGCATTTTTACCCCAAGTTATTATTTATAAAAATATTCAAATATCGCCAAGCTGCTCTGCTATCTGCATTGCTTTGGCGACATGACGATCTACTTTTGGCTTCCCGGAACTGTCTTTCTCAGGATAGAATCGTTCGAAGCTCGGGAACTTCTGTGGATTGGTGAGGAGAACTGCAAAATTGTAATCCCGGACGGCATCGCGCCTTCTGGCATCGTTCCAGGCTTCGATCTTGATATTGATCTCAGGTGGCGTCGAGGCCAAAAAGGCCCCCACACTCATATCTAGGATTCCGGTAGCGGTTCGACTGGCGTTTCCAATCCATTCTTCCCACGAGCTGCCAGCCTCTCTTTCGCTATTGCCTGAGCTTCGTAGGTCGTTGCCAGCTCCTCCGCTTTCCGCTTCTGGTCTGCCATCTTTGCCGCCATGCCCTTCTCCTGGAGCTTTTTTGAGTCGGCCCCCACACAATTCTTGCTGAGTGCTCCGGCGAGGAGCTGCTGCAGGGCTTCCAGCTTTTCGCCTGCATCTGGCTCGCCTTCTTCGAGATAATCCTGGATCAGTTGAGCGGCGTCATCATCCGAAATCTTGCCAGAGTATCCGGACCCCTCCCACTCCAGACCTTTCTTTAGTAAGTATGACTGCACACTGGTATCGTCCAGGTGCATGAGAATATTCATCGGGCTATTGAATCGCAGCCCTTTGATGTGCCCGAGGAGCTTCTTGGGAGCGTTCTCTTTGATGTCGTTCTGCTGCTTGATCGTGTATCTTAGATTGTATTCTTTTCCAGCAATTACAATAGGTGTAGTGTACATTTTAATTTCCTCCTAAAAATTTGCAGGGGCCTCAGGCTGGAGGAAGTGAGCCGTCATTGGCCGCCTGCGCTGTTTTCTATCCTCTACTCACTCACATGCCTTAGCGGGTATCCGTGACCTTGAATCGAGAGCCCGGCCTTCAGAAGATCCTCCGGGCCACCAGTCCAGTCTACATCGGAGACGAAGCCAAAGCCTACATGCATGTCGCCGTTGGCATAGTCGCCATAGAACCGGAAGACGTGACGGGTGCCCTTCAGATCCGTGAAATTCACCTTGTCTGCCCCACCTGCTAGGTGGGTGTGGGTGAATGCCCCGATGGCACCAGATCCGTTTTCACCTGCGGGGAGCATGGCCCGGATACCGATGTCTGCAACATCTGACGACGTATTCATAGCTGCAATACATTGAGATGCAGTTGCCCCTGTCGGCGGTGTCACGACAATGGCCTCATCAGTTACCGATACGTCGATGGGATCACTGCCTGAGGGCGACGCAATCTCTAGGCTGACGAGATCCCCATCCACGCCACCAGGTGAATGTATCAGCTTGATATGGCTATTCGATGCTCCCCCGGTAGTGGTTAGCTCGGCGCACTTGTTGGCATGGAAAGCCTCGATCTTCCCGTCCCAATCGTCAATCGTCGGAGCCCTGGCTACCGCAGTGTCTCCATAGCAAGTGCATTCCTGCATCTTGGTTTTGTCTGCGAACGATCGAGTAGCACAGCCGAAGAATTCTGTGGGCGTCAGGTGGTGACCAGAGGCGCAATGAACCAAATCGTCAGAGTTCAAGGCGGCACTCAGAACGATATACCCAGCTCCATACCAGATCTCAGCGGGCGTGATGGCTACCCAATCACCAGCACCGTGTACCTGCTTTTCGAATACAGGCACCTCGGTATCGTTCATGATTCGCTTGGCGGCATCCGCGATTCTGTAGACGGTGTACCGGGCATGACTGCCCCATTTCGAGGCCGAGAGATCGACCTCTTCCATTGCTTCATCTGAATAGTCAGAGTCCGAGCCGGAGCCCCTGTAGACTCGGACGTAATCACCTGGCTTAGGACTCAAGCTCGTAGCTTATCCCCCCTATGTGGTTACGCAGCCCCCACTGACTGAGAAAGTCACTTCCATCGTCTGCTCATCTGAGGGGCCATTGGGCCGGGAGATCTGCTCTACGTATGCGCTGAGTGTGTAGGTACGACTACCCTTGGTCACGACATACTGCAGGAGAGTGTGAGCTGGCTTGCTTGCCCGGATCTTGTCTTGGCCGGCGTCTGTATCATCTTCAACAAAAGTAGCCGAGAAATCGGCGTCATCGATAGTTGGAAATCGAGCAACCGCGCCGTTGTCATCAGCGGTGATTTCCTTCATTGTGGTTTTTTCAGTAATCTTTGCATCCTTGCAGCCGATAGCGGTAGTGCTATCGACCTGGAATGTTATTTCTGCTCTTTCCGGTGTTAAAACCATGTTTGCCTCATCTCCTATGTGCTCTTAATAATCTTGAACTCTATTGAAAAAATGTGAATGTTGTTGGCATCCTGCCAGTAATCCGGCGCTCTGCCGTCCCATATGCAGGTCACAGTTCCTGATATCGACTCGTTCTTGTGCAGAAGCGTCCGGATTGCCAGAGCCCGCGCTTCTGCCGTGGCCAGATCAGCATCCCTGACCTGGATCTGGACGTTCGGCTTCTCGATGTCACCGCCGCTCACGATGTATGCAGATCCACCACCAGGAATAATGCAGATCTGAGGAACGGTCGAGCTATCAAATCGATATGCACGAATATCACGGTAGCCCGATGCAGTCAGAACGGCGGCAATATCAGAGGCGAGTGTCAAACCAGATACACCACCTGCATTGTGCCGTTGAGCCTGATGACCTCACCATTGAAGCCCTCCGCATACATGTTTCCAGAATCGTTGAACGCCGTCCTTGCCAGGATCACGATCTTTTGAGGGGGAGCGGAAACTGGCGGCGGAGCATCATCCGGCCCCACCATGTCCAGCATCGTCAGGCCGAACCCCAACACCGCCGCCAATGAAGCCAGGACGGCGAGGCCTTCTTTCCAATTCATGCTGTGCTGTTCTCCGGGATGAGTTTCACCGGGCCGATGCTGGCGGGTAGAGCATCGGAGAACGATGCACAGAAACCAAGCCAGTCTTCCGGCGTCTTGATCTCCTCAGAAATATTCAGATAGCTTCTGAGGATGTACTCACCCACGGCGTCCATCTCAGCCTCGGTCACCGGCCTGCCAGTCTGACCGTTGATTATCCGGCCTCGGAACGTTGCATTGCCGTCCATGACCACCAGGGAGTCCAGGCTCTGAACTCCGGTTTCCATGCTCACAGTAGACTCACCGCTACCGGAAAAGTCGCCGTTGATCTTGGTGGCCTGATAAGAATGCATATATCCGACCCCGGACGCCTTCACGACATACTGATCTTTGTAGCCGCCGCCCGCACCGGACACTATGAAACTGGTTGAAAAAGTTTGAGCACTTTCGTTCTTCCAGTTCCGGCTCATCTCGTACGCGATCGCCCCCCCATCACTCATGGCCCGGTCGGAAGCAGATTTCGAATAACTTGAGTGGTCGAACTGCCCCACCCCGGCGAACTTCTCTTCGATCACGTTGGCTTGCCCGGATTCTCCGATAGCGATAATGGCCAATATGAGGCAGAATATCGCGAGAAAGAAAGAAGCGTAGAAGTATTTCCTGATATCTTCAGGAGAAAATAATTTCATTCTGCCTCCGTTCGGCAGCTACTGGTTTTCGATTGCGTTCTGGCAGGATCTCAGGGCTTCTCTGGTTTGCTGGAGTTCCCCCTGGAGTTTCAGGTTCTCCGATCTGGTTTTCTGCAGCTCTTCAGTGAGCGGGCCGACTTCCCGGAATCGCATAGCCAGCCAGGAGAACGCGATTGCCAGGCAGATGAGGGCCACAATCGTCCACATCTAGCTCACCTTCTCGTCTGACTTTGTAGCTTCCGCCAAGCTTGATTTCATGCAGAGGATAGCCTTGAAAGTTGGCGAAAAGTCCCCTATATCAGTCCAAATTTCTGCAGCTTTAGATTTCAATTCCGGCACCTGGTAGGCGCGGGCAACAAAGTCGGCCACGTCACTTGTCAGCTCTTTGGCTGCATTCCATTTAGCGCTGCCTTTCTGCACTCCGATAGCAGCGGCCACTAATGCCAATAGCCCGCCACCCACTTCTGTCAATTGAGTTATATCAATATCCATATCCGTACCTCATGCATCGAGCCACCAACGGCTCACGGGGTCTATTTTTGTCATTATGATGAAAAATAGTGTTGTGTTATGATTTCAGGTGCTTTTCGATCGCAGGACCAAGTTTTGAGCTATGCATTTGGACGCTGTCTCTCACGAATCCGGCCTTCTGATTGCCTCTGTGCTGTAATGTGCGGTCCAATTCTTGGCGGGCTGCATAGTCCTTGGCGGCCCCACCACAGCCGAGATAGCAGACATCCTTGGACTCGTCTCTCTCAACCCCGATAGAGCCTTTCAAGGTGCCGCCCACTCGGCCATCATCATACTGCCCGACCGGACAATCTTGCTCAGCTTGGGTCATCATGTGGACTCTGGCCACTTCTTCCACACCGTCCAGAGCCCTTGTTTTGGTGGACTTCAGGAACTTGGAGTGGTCCCACTTGATATCAGCCATTACTCCTCATACGTATAGACAAGCTCTACTACGGGGCAGCGCAATTGAGCTGATGTAATCGTGCCCACACTTTCAGAAATAATAATATCCGATATCAGAAAAGATAGATCTATGCCACCCAGGATAACTCTTTTTCGCCCATCTTTGAATTTGTGAATTTCCAATTTGGGTATTTCATTCATCATATTATGGCTCCAAATATATCTTCAGGATCGACTATTCCGCCAACTGCAATCATTACCCACTCACAGCATGTAGGTCTATCCACGCCCTTGGATTGCCAAATCTCATGCCCGCATTCGGGGCAGCGATAAAGAATATCACCGGGATTCATCCTTCGCCCCGTACTATGGCCCTTCGTCGGACAGTTTCCGCGTCCATCTGTACTAATTTCTCATCACAGATAGAGCGGAGATAGAGGATATCTGCTCGGCTCCAGGTATTCAGAGTATTCCGCCAATCAATATCAGTGATATTCATTCGTCCCCCCTCAGCCAGATCCGGCCAGCTCCAGCATCTCTTCTCGGCTAGCGAATCCTGCTCGTTTCCATCCCGGCAGCGGATTCGGTATCTGCTGGATGTCCGGGGCGTTCTCGGTGCCCCGATCTACAGTCACATATTCATCGTCCAGTGCAGCCAGAGCTTGCAGATCGGCTCGCGCTCGTTCGGCATGTTCTGACATCGAAAGCAGGTTGATGTAGTCCTGCTTCGAAAGTGGCAACCTTGGGTATCTTCTCATAGTATCTCCTCACGAAAACGTGTAATGACGATTAATCTTCTTGATCACTACCAGAAATGGCAAGTGTGACTCGTATTTCTTGAGCTGATCCATCAACACCATCGAGCCCGTGAAAGTGATGTGCTGCTTACCTTCTAGCTCATAGTGAATCGTGAGATATTGCGTGCCTTTCTTCTGGTGGCTATCCTTGATTTTGTATCCTGTCACCAGGATTTCTTTGTTCAGGACCTCATCGAGCCGAAGCTTCTCTCCTTCAAACGTTTCTTCTTCGGCGAAGTCCCCGAACCGTTCAGGCATCGGCGAGCCTCAGAGATTGCTTGAAGTTGAAGCTATTCGCCCACATGAGCCAGCCTTCTGTCGATGCCATTGATGACCTATACTGATCAGCGGTGATTTCTCCTCTGGCAAGCTGACCGGGAAGTGATCTCATCCGGCGCTTGATCCTCTTAGCAGTGGATTTCCGCACCAGGATGTGGTCAGGAAAGTGCCGGTATCCCAAGAAATCTATGCCCTGGCGAACTGGAAATATGTCATTCTTGCTAAGGATCAGAGCAAGCCTTTCCGCAAGGAAATTCTCTATTGTCTCGGCCATCCGGTGCAGGAACCTCTTATCTTGGTGGAGCAGAATGAAATCGTCGCAATACCGGATATAGTGCCAGATTTTCATTTCATGCTTCAGGAACTGGTCTAGCTCGTTCATGTAGAGATTGCCGAGCCATTGGCTTGTGTAGTTCCCAATCGGCACGTTCTTGCCTCCTGGAATGCTGTAGATGATATTCTCCAGGAGCCAAAGAGTATCCGTACACTTGATTTTCTTTTGGACGATCTTGAAGAGAATGTCATGATCAATGGATGGGTAGAACTTCTGGATGTCCATCTTCAGGCAATATGCGTTGGGTCCCACTGCTCTGATGAAGTCCATGGTTCGGCGGCTGCCTGCGTGGATGCCCTTACCCTTCCTGCAAGAATACGAATCATAAATGAAGAGGCTATTCCAGATTGGTTCGTGAATATTCATCAGGGCGTGCTGGACTACTCGATCAGGATTGAAAGGCAGCTTGTAGATGATCCTCTGCTTAGGCTCATAGATCATCTTTTCGATATAAGGCGACGTGGTAAAGGTCTTCTCGATCAGCGAATCCCGGATATTGAAAATGTTCTCGTCCAAGTCATCATCGAAGCGGCTGATGGTATTCTGCCAACTTTTGCCCTTCCTGGCTTTCTGGTAGGCGAGATAGATGTTGTCTACATCGACTATCTTTTCGAATAAGTTTCCATGTCGCTTCATGATGATTTTTGAGAATGGTGATACTAGCTGCCGTTCTCCTCCGTTGTGTGTTTTGCCTTTCGACAAGGTCGGCGAGTTCAGCCAGGAGTTGCTCTCCGCATTTTCCTGGATCTGTGCAACTGCGACTGCTGATATTCGAATTCGTGTTCCAGCGATAGTTATACGCATTCTGATACTGAGAACTGCAATTCGCACCATTCGTCCAATAACTGCCGGCGAGCAGTTCAAACTCGCCCAACCCGTAACAAATTTTGTTACCCTAAATCCCGACTTCCGCACTCCGACTATGCCGGCTCCGCGCAACCGCGACCGCCGAAAGTCGAAAGCGCGCCCCAGCGAGAGTTATACGCACTCCGACACCGAGAACCGCAATTCGCACCACGCGCCCAACAACCGCCGGCGAGCAGCTTCACATCTCCATAGGTTCCCTGCGTGTACAAACTGCCCTTCGCGCCTGGCAGATCGTAGTAGCCGAATGCCTGGCTAAGCAGAGCTAGATCGATCGTTGCATTCGCAGCTCCCGGAAGGGTGGCTTCCAATCTCTCATCGGCCCCATCGTCATAGTAGAGCGCCACGCCGACTGAAGAAGCGGTCGCGGAATGTGTGATCTGCAGCGCGTACGCCGGGTTGTTAGTGCTCAGATAACATGTCTTAGCTCTCGCGAGATTGGCCAGAATCCTGCCAGGAGCCGCGCCGTCGTCATCGAAGTAGATCTGGGTAGAGTCCACCGCAGCATTGGCGTCATGCTTGACGAGGATTTTGTAGTCTGTTCCGAGCGTGATCCACTTATCGGCGGCGTCATTGGCCATGTTGCAGCAGAGGTACGGTTCTCCGTTTGCGAGGAACTTTGCATAGATCGGATTACCGCCCGGAGATGCTGCACGATAGACAGTGACGGTTTTTCCTGCAGCCACCACAGAACCATCGGGATTGCACTGGAAGCTCTGAGTTCGAAGCCACTGGTAGAGGGCCCCGCAGCAATCTTCACAACCGATGTTGCTGATCATTCTCCTGGAAGCGGTATCGAGATGGCCGCCAGTGGTCACCGGATCAGCAGATCCTGCGATGGTCGTCTCCTCGTTGCTGCCGGCAGCAATAGCCTGGAACTCATCATCTTCCATCGGCCTGCAGCCAATAGCAGCAAAGTCATCAGCGAAACTCATCCAGTCGCGGGTATCTGAGATTGTGGCGCCATTCACGGATAGGGTACTCGATCCGGTGCCGCTGGCCAGATAGATCATGACCCAGATAGGCGCGAGGTTCACGGAATCAAAGTCAGTCCTCCCTGCCCAGACCATGCCGGCCTGAAGGCCAGAAGACCTATGCGCCAGATCCCACACTGAGCGAGGAATTATATCTCCAGCCAAGTATCCTGTCAGCGCGTGCCCCGCGATCGTGCCCACATTGACACACTCGCAATGGAAGCCTCCGATCATGCGGCTATTGTCGGCGGTGTAGCCAGCCGGATATGTCACAGCGGCGCTCAGGAGGATGTCGGGAGTGTAGCCACTGGTCGGAACGCAGGCATAGATATAGAAGTCCTTTCCGGCCCGGTTGGCTGCCGTGGCGTACTGGGAATCGTCCCAATTGGCGGGGCGGTATCGAGATCCATCTCTACGGCTGCTGCCAGCTCGTAGGCGTGGTTTCCGGCCCCGCCAATGTTCACGAGCAGGTGAGAAGGAGATACAAGAGTTCGCCTGTTGGCTGCTGTATCCGATCCTTTGTTCCTCCACATTCGATTCCGGGCATAATAGGCATCGAGCCTCGCCGGTAGTCTGTTTAGAAACGTCACAAAATCACCATCCACTTCTTCATTATAATATTCAGACCATGCAGCCTCATCAGATTCATCCAGATCCACCGACCCGGCCACAAGATCGACATTGAATCGCTTTCGGCAGACAGGACAATCACAGGTCGAGACGACCTCTCCTGGATCAACATCATAAGGGAGCGTGTGCCCATTGGGGCAGATCACATCTACCCCGACCAGGATCGTAGCATTGAACCTGGTGTTGCAGATAGGGCAATGAAAAGACCCTGTGGTCATGCTGCCTCTACGTGTCCAATTCCTCTGCTATGATCTCCAGCAGTGCGGTCATGTCGTCTATTTTCGACAGCAGAGTAGCGTCCGAGGCTCCAGTAGTCGGTATGGCACCGGCAACGAGAGCAGGGATTTTAACATTGATGTCGTCCAGGTCATTCCGCATCGCAGTTTCATTGTCGGGCATCAGATCACCTTAGAACCAGCCAGCAGGACGCCATCAGCGATCATGCATGTGATTTCCGGGCACACAGGAACTTCATAGGTAGCTCCTGGCCGGGCTTCAGTGCCCCCCGGGAGCAGGATAGAGCCTTGCTGTTTCACGATTCGCTTATTCCAGTCGTCACATGCTCTTTTCAGGTAGCCCTGCGAGAAAGGGTGAATCAGAACGCGGAGCATGGCCATCTTAGTCAATTTATTGTTTTTAGGCATCAGGAAAACCTCTCTAATGGATGGGCGGGAATCGGACCCGCCAAAACCATGCATCCTTATGTCCATGTTCCCGCGCTGCCGGTAATGAACCAGGCGGTGCCGTTGCAAGTGACTTTCAGAACCGAGTACTGGTCACTGTTTGTCTTTGTGGTGGTTCCGTTGATGGTCTCGCTGCCTTCGCCGTCAACGATTACATTGTAGGCCCCAGGATCTCCGGCCACTACCACACAGATAGTCCGGCCAGCATTATCTGCCGCAGTTGGCAAAGTGATAGTAGCATGAGCCGATAGCGCGCCCACAAAGATCAGATCAGGATCAGTATCCAGAACGGTGTAGTTGGCGGTCTTGGATAGTGATTTCTGCTTGATCGGGCCGAGTGCCCCACTTATGTGCAGCATGGCGGCGGTCGCGTCCCACTGCATGTATGCGTCCTTGTCGTTGCCAAGGTATAGCTTGGCGTCGTCTGGTATCCAGGGAGCATCACCGTCTGGGAGGATCTGCACGCCCCGGAGCATTTCCATTGGATCAGGATATTGAGGCATAAGTTTCACTTCCTAAATTTATTTCTGGGTCTTGTGCCCAGTGATTATATAGCAATAAGAACCAATACCAACGTTTATGATTTGTTTTATTGTGGCATGAATGGCACAACGGTACTAAGTTCCATGCCCGCTTACCGCAACCCTGCATTTTGTTGTAGTCGCAATGATGGACATGTAACTTCTCGCCATTTTCCGTTAAACCACATAAAAGGCATCTGCGATCATATCTATCCCGTATTTCTTCTTTCAGAGCACAATTGAATTTGGGACAATAAGGTTCAAAAGACTTCCCGCCTCGCCAATTAGGTGCCCTATCCCCTCTTTTAAGTTCAGACATCACATGCAAAGTATCTTCTGAATAAACGCCCTGTTTGCCTTTATTCCAAGGAGCCCTTCCTTTTCGCGTTTCAGAGATTTGCTTTCTTCGTTCATCTGAAAGTTTTCTGCCTTTCATCGGAGCAGGTTTCCCTTTGTGGGATTCCGACATCTTTCGACGCGCTTCGTCGGTATGTCTTCTGCCCAATTTTGTCTTATTTCCCTTGTTCGTGTTCGATATAATTTGTTTGACTTCATCGGACACGTGATGGCCTTTTGCATTCTTGTTGCCTTTCTGGGCAATGGACATTTTTTGGCAACTTTCTTCAGAAAACTTTCTTCCGAGATTGGGGCCGGTGCTTCCTTGTTTCGACTGGGATATTTTATCACGAACGTCCTTTGGAAGAGACTTACCTTTGTTCCAAGGAATATTACCTTTAGCAAATGCCACAACGACACCTCCGATAGTGTTTCCGAGAAAGTTTTATGAGGCAACGCCTCTCGGAAAAGGCGCTTTCGGGAGCTACCCTAGCCTCGATCTGTATTGGACTCAGTGCTATATATATCTACGTGGTAACTCCCGTCACCTCATAAATATATTTGTTCTTACCGTTCTCCGATCCGTCCATGCTCGGCGACAGAGCCACTACACACTGTTTGAAGAGATTCTTCCAGCTCGTCCCCTCGATCCTGGTAGTCTCATTCAGCATGACATCAGACGGCCTGTACTCTCCGAGCCGAAGAGTATCCGGGCCCTTCACGTAGACGAGGGCGGAGGTGCCCAGCACATCAGAGCTTATCTCGCCGCCTATGTCGATCACCTTGTTCCCAGCATCGTCCTGGTAGGGCGTGATTGCGAACGGGTCCAGCTTCCAGGCGGCCTTCATGTACTGGTCGAGACGCTGCACAACCATGTTGATGAGGTTGAGGCTGGCGAACTCATCCATGACCTTCGACGGATAGGCCACGCCGAACTCCACGGTGTTGGGGTCTATGCCCGTGGTGCTGACAATGCCCATGATGGCCTTGACAATGTCGGCCTGTCCCGCACCCTGGCCGGACACCCCCCAAACACCTTTCACGGCAGCGTGGGTGTTTGCGGTAGCCCTCTTGGCCTTCAGCTCTGTCAGGGCTTTCCAAGCACGACACTGTCTGAAGTAGTTGAGGCCATGCTGAGTGCCATCTTTGGCCAGCCGGTTGGCGGCTACTTCCGTGGCTACACTGTCCAGGATCTCGTAGTCGAACTTGTCCCAGGCATTGTGCATGTCCTTGTAGGCCCGGACATACTTGTGGGCTGTAGTGACTCCTGGCCCGTCCAAGACGCCGTTGATGGTGCCAGGATTGCCCTTCTGATTCCAGATCTCGAAGTACTGAGACTCCAGGCCGGTATCCACTGGGAATGATGCCAGGAAGCCCTCTGGTGCCTGATTCAGTTTGTCATCGAGAACTATGGCCCCCTTTCCAGCCCACCGTTTGGTGAGCTTTCCCAGGGCCTCAATTGTAATAGCGCCGGTCGGCATTTAAGTACCTCCAATTGGAACGTCCAGAAGAACATCGATCAGGTCACCATCAGCAGCGGTAACGAGTCCTTCCTGTCCCTTGTAATGTCCGATTTTCTGAGCCGAGTTGGCCGAGCTGGTGGATACCATGTAGCTACCGCTTGCGGTTGGGGCCGCATAGACAGCAGCATCCCGGTGCCAAGTGAGCGCAGTGAGTGAGGCAACCTTGACGACCTTTCCGCACCCAGGATTGTAAAAGATAGCAGTCTCTCCAGCCGTCAACGTCTTGGCCGCACCAACGGCATCCAGACTGGATTCGACTGCAACGCCTGAGATCACATCATTCACGGCAGCGGCCTTTGTCATCCGATAGCTAGCCGAGCTATCCACTTTGTAGAGATAGCCCTCTTTGATCGCCTCCGATTTGCACGGCAGCTCGGAAATTCCATCTCCTCTGACTTCAGACATCTATTTCGCCTCCCTCGGTGGTATTCCGTAAAGTTTGATTCGAATTACGGCCAGCTCATCTTCCAGCTTTTTTTGTCTGGCTTCAAGAGCAATGATTTTAGTTACTAAATCCCCGAATCCGGGAATATAGCATATAGGATCGCACTTTTCCGGCATCTATCTCACCCTCTTCAGCTCGGCGTCAATGCCTGCATCGAATTTCGTTTCCTCCGAGTCAGCACTCGGATGGGATACGAACCTCTGACCGGTAGGCTCGATCTTCTGAGCAGCCTGTGGCCCTACCCAGTGCTTGGCGTTCTCGGAATCTGCCAGGAAGGCATTGATTCCGATCTTCTGGATAATGGGCCAATGCTTTGCCTTCCAGTCCATCTTATAAGATGGATCGAAGTAGGACATCATAGCGTCGCTGTCAGCAGCATCTTTGGCGGCTGCGTCTGCCTGAATGCGAGCATTCTCGGCCTCGGTGAGGCGCTTGTTGTCAGCGGCCAGGGTATCGATCTTCTTTTCCAGAGCTGTGAGCTTGTCCATAAGTGAATCACCCATGCCAGGGGACGGTGCAGAAGGAGCTTCCCCGGTCACGAACTCCAGAAGCAACGCCATCGCCTCCTTGGCCCTTACATACTCATCCTGAATGGCCAGGACGGTTTGAGCCTTGATCTTCAGTGCTTCCGGATCCATCTGGTCGCCCTGGGTCTTCTGCTGTACGACGGCGACAGGTACGGGCTTACCCTGCCCTTCATCGCCCAGAGTCCCCGCCTGAGCAGGGGCTCCCTCGGTGCCTGCCTGTGCAGGCGGTTTTTCTGTCATCATCAGTTCCTCTTTTCGGCTGCACTTGCAGCTATCTTTGTGTTGAGAATCGTGATTGGAGTCTGCATTCAGTCCGCATGCAGCGCACGCGGGATTTACGAAAATAGCGAAATGATCACCATAGAACGGAGGCATATATTCGAAAGTGTATTCCTCGCCGGTAGGCTGCCAGATCTGAGAATCATCCAGCGGCTTGTATCCACAATCGTAGCCTATCGAGCCGCCTATGAACTCGCCGGAATCTATCAATTTCATTTCGTCATTACTGAAATGTGAATTGAATAGGACGAATTCAGCGAACACGGCCCTGGTGTTCGGGTCTGGTTTGATGGCCCGGACCCTTCCGGCCAGCTCCATAGTTCCATTGACTTTCCCTTCCGGGTGGGCATACTTGATAATCGGGACGCCTTCGAACCACATGCAACCCTGAAGGCCTTCAGGATCGTAGAACGACTCCCATCGCTTGAGCCCCCGATTCTGCACACCCTCTTCCATGAGGCGGCCAGAGACGACGGTGATCTTATCGTCCTTATAGACGACTTTCCCGCCGATCTGAACACTATCGAAGTGCATTAGACTATCACCATGAAGTTTAATTTCACGAAGGCCCTCGACGCATCGGCATTTGACGTGTTTTTTTGCTATCAGAGAGCCAGACGAGGGATATATCCCGTCTGGCAGCGTTCGGGCCTCGCCTTCCACTGCCATACATATCTCGCATGTGCGTTCATCACCTGTGACTATCCGAAAACCTTCATACAGATTGGCATCCAGAACGCCCCGCATTACGGCGCTCTTGGTGCTTTGATATGTAGCCTGGCCTGCCGCCTCTGATGTCTCATTGACTGCTATCGTATTGGCCCGGCTCATGAGGAGTGCGTTCCCTCTTTTCTCTGCGAGCCGCCAGACCTCGGCCTCGGACTTGCCTCTGGCAAAAAGGTTCTCTGCATACTTCTGCAGGGTCTCGGAGCGTTGTGGATCTAGGCCAATATGCTCTCGGATCTGTCTGGCTTGATCCCGAACCGTAACGCCGTTCTGATAGCCATCCAGGACTATCTTCTTGATCGCTTCTTTTTGTGAATCTGAAATGTACTTGATTTCTTGAGCGCCGTATTGCGAAATCCAATCCAGCGCGTGCGGGTCTACATAATCGAATATAGCGCCGCCTGTCACCGATCCGATGTATTCCCCGTGCGCTTCAAGAGCGACTTCGAAAAGATTCTTCAGGACTTTCTCAGGGTCGTACTCTTCCCAAGGGAGACCATCAACAATATCAGCGCCGGTACGGTGATCTTCAAGGTCCTTTTCCAGCTTGTCCCAATCGATCTGCTTGATGGTGGTTTTCACCGAGCGAAGAAATTCTTTCTCCAGCTCCGCCGCCGCTTTGTCTTCGGCTGCCAGTAAGTCGTCAGGGAAGGGCATGAAAAGTCTCTGTACTTTGCTTCTGGTAGGTGGCTCAGAGAGCCACTATGCGGAAAGGCACTTCTGGATTGATCGCATTGGCGACTTTCACCAGGCCTTTCACTGGAAAGTCTCTGGCATCCCCCGATCCGGGATCAGTGAGTGTGAGAATATCGCCTGGCATAACAGCTTCGAAACATGTCACCAAGGCACTACAGACTATGGTGTCTGCGTTCATGGTCTGCACCTGCTTGGATACGAAATTTATGCTGCAGTTGATAACTAAAGTCGTATAGGTCGGCCCGTAGAAACTGGAGCCCGACACATGCTTCCAGGTGCAAGTTTCCAATAATGGGCGAAGCGGCCTCATATAAAATCATTCCTCAGCGCCGAGAGACGGAACTCGTCTGGGTAATCCTCGCTATCCCTCGTCTCTATTATGTCGCTTGTGGCTTCTGTTGGTGAATTATCTACCGAAGTGAGCTTGGAAAGCAACGCCTTGTATGCAGCGCCGTATCCTGTAATTGCCTTGTCGCCGCCGCTTGCATATGAGCGAGTGACTGATTCCTGGTAGAACGAGACTGCCTGAGCAGCCCAATTGGGATCTATTTTTTTCGTGTGGGCATCAGCTATCAGGAGTGCATATAGCCGGATCTTCTGAGCATCGGTGGCTATCTTTCCCACGCTGGCCAGGTCCGCTTCTAGCGTGTCTTGCGCTTCCAGATAGAGGGCTGAAAAATTGCTCTGCGTCCTGCTGCTCGAATCATAAAGAATGTCTGCAGTGGTATTCGTGCTCGCTGTATCTTCAGCCTTCGTCTGTATCGTGAAAATCGAGCGATCCTTTACCGCCTGGATGACATCTGCCTCAGCGATCGTCATGCCATCGCTCCTGCCGGTGTTGGCTGTGGGCCAGGCGCTTGGTCCGGCGGCGGTGTCGCGGCTGGTTGAGCTGCCACCTTAGCAGCCTCAAGATCAGCCCGCTCTTCTTTTGACGGTGCTTTCCTGCCAGTTTCCTCGTAGAATCGATCCAACGTGATCGCCTTGGCGATGAAAGCCTGCAAGCTGCGATCCTTCTCTTTGCCCTTATCGGACACATCCAGATCCTTGTAGGTGAATTCTACGGCCCAATCTGCGAAGCCGTTGGCCTCCAGGATCGCCGTGTAGAGCTTTTCGTAGGGCTCGGAGATAATCTCTCTCCAGCCCCGGACTACCATCATAGCAAGGTCGAGAAGAGGCGTAGATGACTTGGAGATGGCCTGCCCATTCTGTTCTACCCAATCCCTGGGAATGAGGTGCTTGAGAATGAGACTCAGAAAATAAGCATCCACCTTCGTCATGTCCTCTATGTTGGGCATGGTGAGCGGGATTGCCTCATGCTCAGGCCAGAGGATTGAGACGACGTTATTACCCCAATTCTTGGCCACCTTCACGATAGCATCATAGGCGCTCTTGAATCTGGTTTGAGCCTTCCCGAATGGGTCAGGCAGCAGATCGCCTTTCTCATCCCTCAGCTCATTGACTTTGAACATCACTGGAGGGACGCCTGTTCGGATGATTCTCTTGACAAGTGACGCCCTGACGGTTTCCAATTGGGCTACTGTGGGAGCTATGCCGGCCAAATATGATTTTCCGTCCGGGTATCGAGCCCGGCGATCTTTGATATGCAGAATCCGGCCCGATGGGATGCGCTTTGGCTGCTCGCCTACTCTCTGAGTTTGCCAGTATTGCATTTCCCGGTTCTTGATGTCCCAGACTATGCCACCCAGAATCCTACCAGGCACAAATTGCTGTGGATTCATTGCAGAGGCGGGTGTGTCCTGGAAGCTAGGGGCATCCAGATACATTGCCCATTCAGGAGCCTTCCAGCCGTCGACATTACCCCATCCAGCCTGGAGGCCCTGTGCATCGACAGGGACGCCGAGTTCTACGAGCCCCGACCCCTCAGTGACCTGATCCACCCACGTCTGAGCCATGATGGTGCTGAGGTTGAGCTTGGAATCTATTCTCCAGAGCTGTTGCAGGACCTCATTGGACTTCTCGGCCAGTGCCTCTTTATCCTGGCTTTCGGGCGTGATGATCTTAATTTCTCGGCCATGCAGGATGAGCATGATGAGCTGCCAGAGAATGCGGTCTACATCCCCCATCTCTGATATAGCCAGCAGCTTCTCGGCATCGAGCCGGGTATCTTCATAGCCACTGTGATAGGCATATTCTGAGCCCGCCGGGTCGATCAAAGCGGAAGCATCCGCCTGGTGATAGATGGCATGGGCCAAACGCCTTCTTAAATTCGAGATGGGTAATTTCATATGATCACAAAGTTTGAGATAGTCTATTTTGCTCTGGCATGCATTATACCCGCGATTGATATGAGGTCGCAGAGGCCGCGTTCCTGCATAGAGATAAGCAGAGACTCCATTTCGGCATAGCTAAGAATATCGAGTTTTCTTGTCAAGCTAGCTATTGAGATCCAAGCGTCTTTTTCCAAATTCGATATGAATTCTAAAGCTTCCAGTTCTGGGGCAGGATCCATTTCATCTATATCATCGATTATCTGGAATTGTTCTCCGCTATAATTGGTCAATGTATGCGATCTCATCTAATTCACTTCCTCAGAAAATGCCTTCGGGTTGATCGATGGGCGGAAGCCATCCGGATGACTGATACCTATATAGATGCACATCAGCAAATAGCATCATGATCATATCGGCCTTATCCGGGCTCTTGAGCCCTCGCTTCTTCATGTCCTCTTTTGACTCTATGACGATCTGGCCACGGCTGTTGGGTTTGTACTTGATATTAGAGAGCTGAAAAGCTAGTTCCTCGTCATCATCCAAATCAATATCAGAAAATTCGAATCTTTCACGAAGGCCCCAGTACCACTCTGCCCTGGCATTCAGGAAGCGCTCAGAGTTCTTAGCGGCTTGGCCGGCCTGCATTTCAATGGCCGGATGCCCTTGCTCCTTCAGCCTGTCGAATACGCCTGCCCCGATGCCCACCGCATCTATGCGGGCCTCTGTGGCTTTGGTGCCATGAAGGACTTGTATGATCCTGCCTGTAGTGGCCATTGTGTCTTCTTGGCTGGTCACCTTCAGGATTCGGGCCACCGGGCCTCGTCTCTGACCAATGACCGTATCATCTGAGCCGAACCGGGCGATATCAGCAGCGAGGATGTTCGGCTCGCCTTCGGGGAGCCGGTTCTTCTGCGCCCTCTCGATCCAAGAGAGCGGGATAAGTGTATCTGTTGTGTTTTCAGGGAATTGCCCTAGAACCCTCGAGATCCAAAGAGGTGAGTCCTCGCCCCATTTCGTCCATCGTTCGGCTACCCATCCGGGATCTACGAGGTAGGGGGCCGGAAGAGGGCTGGTGATTTTTGCTTTCCATTCACCTGATCGGATGTCATCGAGAGTTATCCCGAAGGCCGTAAAGTTGGGCGTATCGAATGCGCTGATGTGGATCTTGACAGCGCCGGGCCGCTTGAACATCTCGTAGAATTCGCCTGAGCTTTCGGTTGGATTTCCGATGTTCAACTTGTGCGAGTTCTCAGAGGTGGTTATGCCGTCTATGCCAATCCATATCTCAGGATCTATTCCTGCCGCCTCATCGGCCACTACAAGGACATGGCCCTCGGATGAGTGAGCTCCTTGGAATCTGTTGGCATCATTTGTAGATCGGCCAGTCGCAAACCAGTTAGGCCGGAGCTCCAGCCGAACATCGAGGGGCTTGCCGCCCAGCGGCCTAAGAGCGCCGGCGTGAGCCTGCTTGATCTCTTGCCAGATGATATCTTTGACTTGCGGGAAGGTGGGCGCAGTTGTTACAACCCGTGAATACTGATAGCAATATAAAAACCACAGAACCGCCCTAGCTGATATCCAGGACTTCCCAGCGGCGTGGCAAGATGCTACAGCGACTTCTTTGTGATCTCTGACCGCTTCCAGGATCTCTCTCTGCTTCTGCCAGGGTTTGCTTCCCAGGATGTTCTCGACGAACCAGACCGGATCTTTCTTGCAGCAGTCAGCTATCGTCTTGGCCTGCTCTTCTTTCAGCAAGCTCTATCAGCTCCAAGAAGCTTTCTGTCGCCTTTGTGCCACCATCTTCGCCCAGAAGTTCCTGCTTTGTCTTGATTGCCCGGCAGATCTCCGTCGCAGCTCCGTTGAGCATAGTGACGGCAGGCAAGGGAACGGAAAACTTGTCTTCCAATTCCTTGATCTGTTTGCTCAGGCCGGAATGGATCACGTGCCCGTCCTGGATCAGCTCATCGAGGATCTGGAGGTCAGTGAGTCGAGCATTGGCGTCCTCGGCAATCTGCTCTTGGCTCTTGTGATATTGCTCCCTGGCTTCAGTTTGGACATTATAATGATTATTGAAGTGTGCGCTCAAGGCCCGGTCGGAGATCTCAATGCCCATGCCCTTGAGCTTCAGAGAGATGGCTATGAAGTCCATGCCGTCTTTTGTGTGCCAAGCTTCTATCTTAGTGCGGAGAGGAGAGTTGCATGTCTTACATTTAGTAGAGTAACCGGCTGGCATAAACGATATCACCGAAGGTTGTCGAAGGATAACGAAGGAAACGAAGGAACGGCCTGGCCGGGATTGATCCAGTCAGAAGAGGCGGGAGGGACCGCCAAAGAAGAAGAACCCGGCCAGGCCGTGTCACGAGGGTGACTATCAGGCTGCCCATCTCGCGGCAGATGTCCCAGATCCGCTCTTCATGCGGGCAGCCGGTGTATAGGGTATCATCGCAAACGCCGCCCCGAAGCTCAGCGGGTGCGGCGATCCATAGCTTTTGTGTATTTTGTCATTAGAATTGGCCCGGATGGTAGTGATTGGATGAAGGGAGAAAGACTAAGAGTTCCGGGCCAGTTGGCTCAATTCAGCTACAGGAGCCTCTTATCATCGCCGATTATCATTATTATTCGATCAATTCGTTGGCTTCAACAAAATGTTCTCCGATATCGATTATCGAATGGGGTCGGGCGGAGTTGAACCGCCCCTCTCCGCAGCCAGTGCGGCGTTTTCCACGGAAAACTTCGCCCCCAAGCATTTTCGTGATACCACGAAAATGGTTATGGTTTTAGCCAGCCACCTAAAATCAGGCAGAGGCGGTCAAACTCTTTCGGCTCGCCCTCGATCCTTAGCCCCTGGCCGGTGACTGTGATTTTTGGGAGCTGCTTTGCGGCCCCCGGAGCCCATAGGTCGAGGTCTATCGTTCGGTCCGGCATATTCAGCATCTTCCCAATTATAATATTGATAAATTCGTCTACCTTTCGGAAACGGCTCCATTGGCTTGATTCGCGGCTTGGACTTCACTTCCAGGCCGCATTTCGGACAGAACCTATAATTTCCCGTCAGACATTTGCACTTCGGACAAATCCAGTCTGAAATAAACGGACGCCCGCCTTCTTTAGGCTGAGAAAGTATTGGAATCCATCCGCCGCTTGTGGGCGTTCCTGGAAAAGTAGATGCCCCTGGCAGATGGTCAGCGAGTTCAACCTTTTCGGATGCTTGCTCTGACACTAACATTATTACCTCCCAATATTATTATTCGCTTTCGGAGTTGCCTGAGAGTCACTCTCACACGTTTCCCACTTCTTTACGACCCGTATCATTCCTTTTTTTTTCATTCTGTTCATCATGTTTTGGGCTGTTCGGAGATTCAGCCCTAGCGCCTCGGCTACCTCCAGAGATGATTCTGGCCGCTCAGTACGTATGAAATCGAGTATCATCCGAGCACCCGATGAGACAGGGCGAGGTGGGCGAGAAGCAGCCTTGCCCCCCCAACTATTTGCATTTTTCTTCACATATGCGGCCAGCTTCATATCTTCCTCCATCGGAGGACGTAGCCCACTTTCGCCCGCTTCTGTGGGCGATGCTTCACACCGGGATATTCGATTACTACCCGATCTACCAGCCCTGCTGCGACCAGCTCATCCAGGTGCTTTCGGGTCAGCTCAGCACCCGCATCCATGCGTTCTCGGCACTGTCGAACAGTGATGAGTTTTCCTGGCTCCATGACCTCCAAGAAGGCCTTCATAGTGGAGGCCTTCAATCGATCACCTCATCCGCACAGGGACAGGCATTCTGCTTCCACTTCGCCGCACATTCTCCGCATCCTCGCTCATCATCGTATGTGCAGAGCACCGCGGCGGAGGCAGTATCGAGCCGCATCCACCTACATGAGACTAAGGTCATGCCGTCGCCTCCTTCGCTTTCGCCCGACTCTTTCTCGGCTTCGGAGGCCTGAGAACATGCATCGAATCAATCCGGATATTTTGGGAATTGAAGAGCTGTCGAGCCAGTACATCGCCGATTCCGGCACAATCATTCAGATAGCAGTCATCCGCACAGGGCTCCAGGATCAGTTGGAATTTCTCCAGAATCGCTCTCGCCTTGGCCGGGCCGATGCCCTTTCCTGTCAGGATGCTGAGGCCTACGGCCCGTCTCTCTCCTTCGGCAGGAGCCGGAGCGAAGCCCGCCAGGTTGCCGCCTTCCAGGATCTTGCGGACCCTCAGGAGCATTCGCTTGTAGGGATCTGTCTTGAGCCGCCAAACGGGGACTCTCAGGGCGATGCAGTTCGCCTCAAATCCCTCGACCATCCTGAAGTACTCCATCAGCTTTTCAGGATCGACTCTGTGGCCTCCCTGGGCTCGGCTGGCGGCCTTTCGGATGGCTGCCCCCACATCATTGTCATCGCCGAGGATAACCACGGCTACGGGCTCCTGACGCTCCCTGGCGGCCAAGATCTGCTCGTAGAGATGGCCCGAGATGATGGAGCTGAGATAGTCGCTATTGGCATCATCCGAGAAGTCCTTCAGCTCGACATGAAATGGCTTTTCATCGATATATTGACAACAGAATGGCCTGCATACATCCATTCTTGCGTCACATTCTTTCATTTTGTTGCAATTTTCGGAGCAATGTCCGGCAACCACAAACCGCAGGTCGAACGGCAGCTCTCCTGGAGTGTCCAGGAAAAAGCGATCATCGGCCTCTACAGCCTGCTCGATCTTTGCGGCCCGTGGGCGCATGGCCTCGTTGGTGTCGAGAGAGATGTGGATGGGAAGGAGCTTCATATCCGCCTCTGAGGACGCAGATACACTTTCGATCGATTCTCGACCGCAGAGCAGGGCTTCATTTTCCGCATGTAGGCGAACTTGCTCGCCAAAAAGGTGATCGGGAATGCTCGGAGTCGCTTCATCCCCGCACCTCGTATTCGGCCTCTATAGCTTGATCCATCTCGGCCCGATCATAGCAACCCCCCAGATCTGCTGGGAAAGCTTCCCTGAGCGCCTGCACGAGAGCCACTTTCCTGATCATAGTCGCTGGCATAGTATTCCACAACTTGCGGCCAGTATTGAATTCCTTGAATGACACCTGGGACTTGAACGACGTCTTGCGATCCTTCCGCATGACTTCAGCCCAGCCACCCAACAGCTCTTCCTTTGGTAACAGGAACGTACCCTCCCGGTCGAATTCGATCTGTCCGGCCTCGTTCCTGACTACCACACCCGCCTTGAAACCGTCAAACTGGCCATGCGCCTCGGCTTTCTTTGTGAAGGCCTCTTTGCCTGTGATGATGGATACCTGTCGTCCGTCCTTGCCTTCAAATATGACCAGGTACGCTTCTTTGGTGATGGGGTTCAGGTGCTTCTCCTGACAGAAGCGCAGGAAGAGCCATGCATCAGCCTCAGTTGCATTGGGATTGATATACTGGATGATGTCTGTCGGCGTGAGCGCGTCCAGCCCTTTGCCTTGGCCGTTTCTCATTGGAGCCGGTACGTTTGCCCGTCCAGAAGTTCTGGGGGCCGGATTTGGGGCTCTGACAGGCTCCATGTCCATGATGATCTCAATGAGCTTGTCATGGATCTCCGGATTGTTGCAGTCCAGCTTTCCCTCCGGGCTGCAGCTCACCTGGACATTGCCTGGCATGATGATGAAGCCCTTCTCATTGCTGCTGCACTCATATTCCGGATGCAGTGACACGAAGGCCTTTACAGCATCGGCGATTTCCTGTTTTCTCAGGACGCGGGCTGCCATCACTGCTCACCCGAATCGGCTTGCACGGTCGCAGCTGCTTTTTCGAATTGGCCGAACGTGGTTTTCACCGGCTCACCACCATTCACGGAGATCTCAACTTTTGTGTCTGCGAATTCATGCAAGCCATGATTGATTTGTGCCTGCTTGGCGGCCTCGGCAAACTCCATCGAGCCGAGCTGTCGGACTTTGAGCCCCTGTTTCGCATAGTCAACTATCTGCAGAAGTGATGCCTCACAGATATGGATTTTTTCGGCTCGATCTTTCAGCGTGTCCTCCGGCCCTGGCATGTTTTTGATCAGGGAGCCAAGGGCCTCATAGATCATGTCTGTGACCATCCGCATTCCATCTATCAGTTCGGGCTCATCTCGCAGGTAGGCCACGGCCCTCTCGATCAGATTGGCCATATCATTGGGGCTTTCCAGGGATCTGGCCGTTCCCAGGAGCGCGATTGCTCTATCTTTTCCGTTCATTCCTCATCACCCTCCTCTGGATATATGTCTGGCATCGATTCTTCTATGAGCCGGGATCGGCTCTGCCGCTCTTTCTCTGTCATGGTCTATTTCCTCCGATTGACTATATTTTCTAAGCAATTTTGACAATAAATAGAATCGCCCCGCACCCTCTGCCAGCTCGGCGGGAGGGGCAGTCCGCATATCTCACAGTCCTCCCAGTCGCCCTCTTCGTCCAAATTCCGGCCATCCGGGGCAAAATTGTGGCCACTGGTAGGAGTTGCGAATTTTTTCTCTTTGTTGGCATCTTGTCTTTGGATCTCGTCTATCTCTTCTTTTGCCGTCTTACCGGAATTTCCAACCAAGTTTTTACCAACATTTTCGATATCAGCGCCGGGTTCTACCGGGAAAACCCGACTTTTTAACCCCTCCTTATCCCCCCCATATTCACATACTACTCTCTCTACTATTCTCCTTAAAGTAGGTAAAGTAGGTAAACCTGGTATAGATATCGATTTTCCCGGTTGAACACTGGCAGAATCCCGGTCCATGAACTCGGTGAATGCATCCTCGTTGAACTCGATGCCCCAAAGGACCCGAATGAAGCCCAATCCAAACTCTTCTTTTCTTTTTTCTTCCAGCTTCAGGCCTTTGATGGCATAACGATTGAACATTATAGATGATTGCGGAACTGTGTTAATTTCTTTGCAGAATACCAGGTATTTTTCATACAACATTGCCTTTCCGGCATACGACCCCGGGTCGAACTCCGCAAACATCTCAAAGAATTCTTCGACCGGATTCGACTGCATCTTATATTCAGCCGCCATCGTTTTTCCATCTGCTCTCCTATGGATCTTCTTCTCAGGCAGAACATCTCTTGCCCGGAGGAGGAGCAAATTAAGCAGTCCCGACAACTCACTTTGACTGGTTATTTTTTGAATAATGAAAGGATCTCTCTCTCTATCATTCGGCTCCGTGGGATTATCAACGAATCTCCGGGTGAAATCTATTTTCACTAGCCGCCGCTGGAATGCATAGGAAGAGTCTGCAAACTTCGGTGGATTGTTGGTATCGAAAATGATCAGACACTTTGGGCGGAATTGAATATGATCCTTGCCTTTCTGGTCGGCATCAATCCTCCCACCGCCTGATATGTATTTGATCCAACGTGACTCTTTAATGTCACCTGAAACCTCCGAATTGATGAGAAACTTCTTCTTGAAAAGCTCCCTCCGGTCAAATCGGTTTTGGGTCAAGTTAACTAGATCAACTTCTGATATAGTTTCATCACCAAAAAACGCTCTTATTAGCTCTTCAGCTATTGTTTTACCATTGCTACCCCCGCCGATTAGGGCGACAAAATATTCGAAAAGCAGATCAGTGCACTTGGCCGTAATAATGTCTAGAAAACTGAGAACGTTGTCAATCGATCCTAGAGCAGATCCCATGAATCTTTCTGTCTCAGGGCAAGTCGCGCTGCTATCGAATTTCACAGGTGATTTGGATGTCAGATAATGGGCCGGATCATGCTCTAAAAATTTTCCAGATAGCATATTTACGACGCCGTTTTCAACGCAAAATAGATACGGATCGGCATCGAAAACAGAATAATCTTTCATCGTCCGCAGCACTATTTTTCGGTGAGTCTCTGAAGCAGCGCGAGAATTATACAGATCGCCCACCATTCGATCCAAAACCTGATCTACAAATACCTCCCCATCTGGCTTATAGATCCCATCTCGATATATCCATATCCGCTCGTCAGGCGTCGAAACCATGTGATATTCTTTGATCAGTGCTGCCGCTGCCTTGTCCGGGCTGAATTTTACGGACTGATCCCCGTTCTTTTTGGCACTTATCTCACAGACATCCTCTACCCTGATATGTGGGGCATCTTGCCAAGCCCGCGCCGGCCTGCCGCCTCTAGGATAATTACAATGTCCTTCTTCGCAGTATTTTCCTGCAGCCACCCTCAGCACATCACAGTTCAACCTTGTACCATCTGCATATGTGGCCTCGATGAGCTGTGAAAGGGCATCTTGCGCGGGCCGGACGACCAGCCGCGCTGACCAATCCCAAAGGATCCTTTTCGCATCGGCCTTCCCGACTCCGGCGTCTCTGAAAAACGCTGCATAAGCCTGTAGTAGCAAGCGGGCCGAATCAGCATCATTGGCAGAAGGATATTCCCATGTCTCGGCCAGGCAGATCGGCATCTTCTGCTCATCATGGCCTGCTAATTCGGGAAGAAGGGCTAGTTCTTGCATGTCTTCCGCCTCTCCGAGCCCCGGAGCTTCCGGGCCTTCCAGGCGCTTGTGCCGTCTGCCCTCGGAAACTGGCATTTCTCCTGGCTTTCGGTGACGAAGCATGAATGATTCCTGCACCGCCTGAACCAGTCACAGCCGCCGCAAATACTCATTTCGCCCAAGCCTCCAGGGACATCTCGGTAGGTTTTCGCAAGGCCGCCACGAACCAGGGCTGAAAGAGCTTCCTGGATCTGTTGAAAAATCCTTGCCACGACGAGTCGAGGATATAGGTCTCTGAAAAGTCATCCACCGAGCGGGTACATCGGCCTGCTGCCTGCATGACAGCCACGGCGGCATGCATATTGTACCGCTTGTAGTTGTCCCGCTCATTCCTGGCCTTGACAAACTCATCCCCAATATTTTCGAAGGGAACCTTGGCGATAATATTCAGAGGATAGTCAGGCCCCTTGAGATCCAGGCCTTCCTCGAAGTTGACGCTCAGGAAGATGGCCTGCCTTGCTGCCAGGAACTTGTTTTTCGAACCTTCCCGTTCCTTCTGATCTTGCAGGATGCAATATTTCCGGACGGATGATGGCATGTTGTCATGGAGCATCCTGGCGATGACGTAGGCCCCGCAATGGACCATCGTCTTCTTCCCGAATTTCTGATGTAGGTCGGCGATAGCTGCGGCCATCTTCGGCGCGGTCTGCTGCCGCTCCTTGAAATTCATCGAACCCACAGGCCGATAGTAGCAGAGCCTCTTCTCGACGGGAATGGGATGCTGTATTATGACGGGCTTGTAGTCGTCAGTGATGATGCTCGTTGCCGGCGTTCCGGATGCCAGCACGCAGAGATCCAGATGTTCGACCAGATCTCGGAACTCGGACCTGCCGTCGAGGAGCCTAAACCTTCTCTCTTTGTCGATAATATAGGGGTGCTGCTTTTCGATATGACCTAAGACTTTTGCCGTCTTCCTGGCCTCTCGCTCTGCGAAATTCTTAGCCTTCATGAGCTGAGCAATCCGGCCCCAATCATCGCCCGCCCCATCGATCTTGGTGTCCAGCTCTGCGGCTTCTTTCTCCAGATCATGATAGTACAGGGTCAGGCTGGGAACCAGGTCCTCAAGGTCAATCCGCTCGACAAGCGTCAACGTCGCCCGGTCGATGAGGGTCTTTTCGATGCCCGCACTCTCATCGACTAATAGCACCGTTGTCTCGTCATGGACCGCTCCACCCATTTGGTATCGGGCCAGGGTCGTGGCCCCAAAATCTCGGGCCATGAACTTCGCATAGGCCTTGTGATACTCACACATGCCACATGCCGGATTCTTGCCGATTGCATCTCGCCACGTCTCGAAAGGACAATCATCGGCGCTCTGCCACCCGCCCGTAGCTTCCCTAAGCACCTGGCATGGATAGTTCCGCTTGCCCTTTAGGACCGGCATTTTTTCGAACGCTTTAGTCTCCTGGAGCTGGTTGACCAATGCCACAAGTGGCGTCGTATAGACGACCCGACCCACCTGCAACTCTTCGGCCAGGACCCGGCCCAGGACGAATAGGTCTAAGCTCTTCCCTGCAGCCGTCGGAGCATTCAGCTCGACGACCTTCTGCCCGGCGTCTCGAAGCTCCAGGATCTGATTGATTGCTTCAGCCTGTCCTGGCTGGAAGGAAGGATACGGATTGTATTGCTGAATCTCGATCATCCCATCCACTCCCGCAACTTCTGGATAGCGGCCTCAATGTTCTCCAGCGCTTTCGGGTGGTAGTTCCTCTCGGTGGCCAGCTCCCGTATGCGCTGCTCAGGATTCTCGCGCTGCCTGGTGTTCATATTACCGCCTGTGCTATCGTGCCATTTATAAAAGTGACAATTCCATCACATGTCACATCTGATACTCCCCAAACTCCGATATGTGACGCAAGATAATAAGCGGCCTGATGGATATCGGCAAAATTGAGGCTGCTGAGGTCTATGATCATTCGCATCCCTCCAGCTTCATCCAGGCCCGATGCTTCAGCCAATGGCAGCAATCCTCATAGCTGCCGGATGCCTGGTAAGCTTCCCACAGGCACAGCGGCTCGTAGCAATCTTGCTCCTCGATGGACTCGCCTGCGATTGCTGCCGTGCAGATGATCATCTCCAGGCAGGTGCAGCCAGTAGAAGCGTGCTTGCAGGGCATCATTTCCGCGCCCTCCTCGATAGTCTTTTTCCTGCAAGCCAAATCTCGTCTCGCTTCGGCACGTAGTGCTTCGGAAAAATGATGAGCGGGCCGAGCCAGATCCGGACGGGCTGCTCGATTCTCATCCTCATTGTTTTTTCACCCCGTCCTCGACAACTTTCCAATTTTTCTTATGCACCGGATGTGTGCGGAAAAGCATCTCTCGCCTGGCCTGCACGCATTCAGGGCAGCAGCACTGGACATGAGCGCTCATTTCGGCATCTCCCGAATTCCCGTCAGGCACATGATCATATCTGCTGCCAGGCCGAGCCCGCGCTCGTACTCGGCGATCTTGGCATCCCGCTTCGCGATCTCCTCCAGCAGCCGGTCGCGATCTGCCAAAAGTTCTTTGTACAGATCAGCGACGGGAATGTTGCCGGTCTGGAGAGCTTGCATAGCGGCGCTCATGGTTGCCTCTCCCTGACGACGCCTTCCACATTGTAGCCACAATGCGGGCAGTCGTAGTCATATTCATAGAATCCAAGCTGCCCGTGGGCGTCTTCTGGATTCATAGGAGTCGCTTCGAACGAGATCTCCCCATTGCAATTCGGACACGGGCCGGTGAGCTTCACGGCTCTACCTCCTGGCAATCAAAAAGCCCAAAATCTCGGCTATTGTCGGCGGCCCGGTGGTAGCTCCTGACCTCGGCCTCAAAAGGCACCCACAAGCCAGGCACAGCCCGGCCTTTCGGGAACTCCTGCAGAGGAACCCAACAGTAAGGCAGGCTGCCGCCCGGAACCTGGACGTTCGTGAGGATCACGAAGCCCTTCCTGGAGACTCCGGCCACTTCGGCGGCTACCCGTATGCGGCGGCCACGATAGGGGGCGAGAAGAGATCTCATAGCTCCCTCCTGCCCTGAGATCCCGGCTTCTTCCGAGCGGCCCACGGCGTTTTCTGGCCAGCCCAAAAATGTTGCTTCGGTGGCTCGCGGTAGCCCGGCCCCTTCGCGCCTCGGTGCGGGCTCATGGCTGGGCCTCCGCTTCAGCGAGCATGGCCCGAAGTATATCCATGCACAGCGGGCCGTTGCTGCCCTCGTTCCAGTCGCTTGGATCCTCATCGATCATATCTAGGAGCAGATCGATGGCCACTTTCCGCTCTTCTGTGATCTGCCAGACAGGCGG